CTGACCAACGCCACCGTCGGCCAGAAGGTCTTCGCCTCGAACACCGATGGCAGCATCAAGACCGACGCCGCCGGCGCCACTGTTGCGGGTTACACCGAAACCAAGTGGTCCGTGGCCAGCGCCGCCTCGGCCAACGAACTCATCAAAATCACCAGCTGGGTATAACCGCCATGGATATCCGTTCCGACCTGCAGAAGCTCGCCTTCGACTACGGCGTGCACTTCATGGAGCCTGTGCGTGCCTACCTGGCCGATGGCTCTCGTTCCAACTTCGACATGGCCTTGGACGCACAGCCGGGCCTGATCACCGTCAGCAACTCCGGCATTCCGGCGTACCTGGCGAACTACCTGGATCCCGAGCTGATTCAGGTCCTGGTCACCCCGATGAAAGCCGCCGTGATCTTCGGCGAGGCCAAAAAGGGCGACTGGACCACCATGACCAGCCAGTTCCCGGTCGTGGAATCCACCGGTGAAGTCGATACCTATGGCGACTTCAGCAACGCCGGCCAGTCCTCGGCCAACGTGAACTGGGTGCCGCGCCAGTCCTACCACTTCCAGACCATCACCCAATGGGGCGAACGCGAACTGGAGATGATGGGCCTGGGCCGTATCGACTACGCCGCCCGCCTGAACATCGCCAGCGCCCTGACCATCAACAAGGCGCAGAACAAGATGTACTTCTTCGGCATCAGTGGTCTGGAGAACTACGGCGCGCTCAACGATCCGGACCTGATCACCCCGATCCAGCCGGCCGCCACTGGCACCGCTTCGAGCCGCCTCTGGGCGGACAAGGACGGCGCCGCGATCTATGGCGACATTCAGCTGCTCTACACCCAACTGCAGACCCAGCTGAAAGGCCTGGTCGAGCGCGACGTCCGCATGACCCTGGCGCTGTCGCCGACTTCTGAAGCCGAGCTCACCAAGACCAACCAGTACAACGTCAACGTGCTGGACCAGATCAAGAAGAACTTCCCGAACATGCGTATCGAGACTGCGGTCGAGTACGAAACCGGTTCGGGCAACCTGGTTCAACTCATCGTCGACGAGATCGACGGTCAGCAGACTGCGTACTGCGCGTTCACCGAGAAGATGCGCGCGCACCCGGTCAAGGTCGGCCTGTCGTCCTTCAAGCAGAAGAAGTCCGCCGGCGGCTGGGGCACCATCATCCGCCGTCCTGTCGCCATCGCTCAGATGCTGGGGGTGTAACACATGGCAACCGTAAACGTAGGCTGCAAGCTGCCCCATGGCATTCGTGCCGAGCTCAACGGCAAAACCGTAGTCCTGGCGGGCGCAAATAGCGCCCGTCTGGTCGGCGGCTTCGGCATCACTGAGGGCGTGGACAAGGACTTCATGGATGGCTGGATGAAGGCCGAGGCCAAGAATCCGCTGGTGTCCAAGGGGCTCGTGTTCGTGGTCGACCATGCCGCAAAGGTTGCCGGTGCTGCTGCTGAGCGTGCCGGCGAGAAAAGCGGCCTCGAGGCCTTGGACCCGGAAAAGCCGGCCGCCGGCGTCGTCAAGACTGAATCCGAGGACTAAGCCATGGGCGTCGTCGTCTTCGATCCGGCGGCGTTCAAGCTGCGCTATCCGGAGTTCACAAGCGTTTCGGATGACCTGCTGAGCGCCTACTTCTCGGAGGGGACGATCTATCTAGACAACACCGACCAAAGCCGGGTGCAAGACCTCGGATTCCGGACGGTGTTGCTCTGGATGCTCACGGCTCACATCGCGGCGATCAATGCCGGCGTGAATGGCGAGGCCGCATCACCCCTAGTAGGCCGCATCAACAACGCCACCGAGGGTTCGGTAACCGTCGGCACCGACATGGGCCAGGTCCCGTTCACTGCCGCCTGGTTCCTCCAGACGAAGTACGGGGCTGCCTTCTGGCAGGCCACGGCGCCGTTCCGGACCATGCAGTACGTCCCCGGTCGCTCCCGCGAGATCACCTGGAGGAATCGCTTCCCATGGCAGCCGTGAAAGGTGGTGACCGGATCAGCAAGTACATCCGCGACCTGGCTTCGCGCCTAGATGACGGCGAGATCCTGCGCGCCGGCTTCCTCGAGGGTGCGACCTACCCAGACGGAACGCCTGTGCCTCTGGTGGCCGCGGCGAACGAGTTCGGCGACCCGGCGATGAATCGGCCCCCGCGCCCGTTCTTCCGCGATGCCATCGCCGCGAACGGCAAGCGCTGGGCCAAGGGGCTGGGAAAGCTCATCCATGCCGGCAACAGTACCGACAAGGCCCTGGCGCTCACCGGTGAAGTGGTGCGGGCGGACATCCAAGACTCCATCCGGAAGTTCGCCACGCCGCCGCTCTCGCCGAACACGCGTAAGAAGTCGGCCACGGCTGGCTTCGACAAGCCTCTGATCGATACGGGCCACATGTTGAACAGCGTCGACTACGAGGTCCGCAAAGATGAACCTGCGGGGAATAGCCAATAGCGTCACGCAGGCCGTGAACCCGAACACGCCGGCGCAGATCAAGCCATCGGCCGGCTGGGTGACGAATCCGGATGGAACTCGCACCCCTGGATTCGGAGCGCTGGTCGACATCGATGTGCAGCGCCAGGCGCTCACCCAGAAGGACCTGATGCATATCGACGGACTGAACATGGCCGGGGTATTCGCGCCGTTCTACATCGACGGCAACTGGTACAGCGTCAACCGGCCGGATGGTAAGGGGGGTGACATCATCCTGATTCCCTCGAAGTCGGAAGAGTGGCTGGTAGTGGCTGTGACTGAGCTCTGGCCGGATTGGACGAGGGTTCTGGCATGCCTGCAACTGTCAACGTAACCGAGTCCGACCTGTTTGCGGGGCTTCGGTCGTTCCTGCTCCAGGTCCTGGGCAACAACTTCCAGATCTTCAAGGCCCAAGGGAACAAGGTGGCGATGCCGAAGGGTTCCTTCGTCATGATGACGCCGCTGTTCATCGACGGCCTGTCCACCAACGTCGTGACCTACAGCCCTGAAGACGACGAGCGTCACGACACGCGAACAACACAGTTCCGGGTACAGCTGGATGTATACGGCCCTGATGCCTCGGCCAACTCCAACATCATCGCCACCCTGTTCCGCAGCGAATATGCAACAGAACAGATGGCCTCAGGTCCGCTGCAACCGTTCTATGCAACGGAGCCCAAGCAGAACGTCATGACCAACAGCGAGGCCCAATACGAGGACCGCTGGACGTTCGAGCTGTACATGCAATTCAACCCCATCGTCACTTCGCCGCAGCAGTTCGCTGATGACCTGCAGATCGGTCTCGTCGAGGTCGACACCAAGTTCCCGCCAGGAGCCCCCTGATGTCCACTATCCCAATCTCCCAGATTGTCCAAGTCAATCCGGGCGTGCTGGCTGCTGCCGGTAGCGCGGTCGACCTGAATGGCCTGATCCTCTCCCCGAATGCCTTCCTGCCGACTGGCCAGGCTGTTTCGTTCGCAACCGCTCAGGATGTGGCGGACTACTTCGGTCCTACCTCCGCCGAAGCGACGATGGCCAACATCTACTTCGCCGGCTATACCAACTGCACCAAGCGCCCGGGCCTGCTGTACTTCTGGGCTTACCCGACTGCGGCCGTCGCTGGCTTCATGCGTGGTGGTGACCTCTCGGCAATGACCCTGGATCAGCTCAAGGCTCTGTCCGGTGTTCTGACCGTGACAGTGGATGGCGGGGCAGCCAAAACCTCTTCCAACATCAGCCTGAGCGCCGCGACCAGCTTCTCGAACGCAGCCACGATCATCAGCGCGGCCTTCACCTCGCTCGGCGCTACTGTGACTTACGACGCCCAGCATGCAGCCTTCCAGTTCACATCGAGCACCACCGGTGATGCCTCGTCGGTCAGCTTCGCGAGCGGCACACTCTCTGCCGGCCTGAAGCTTACCCAGGCTACTGGTGCGATTACTTCCGCAGGTATCGATGCGCCCACGCCGGCGGAAGCCATGGCGGAGGTAGTCGCGGCCACCCAGAACTGGGGCTGCTTCACCACCACTGCCGAGCCTGACCTTGACGACAAGAAGGCATTCTCCGACTGGGCAAACGCTCAGAACGACCG